GGAAGAAACTTTGCGAGAACAAGCTGGGGCTTACCGCTGAGTTGGAGCCATGCGGGTTCTTCGATAAGAACGTATGGTGGCGTGGCGTTGCTGACATCATCATCTTACAAGGTGACACTGCCCTGACCGTGGACTACAAGACGGGCAAGTCGAGCAAGTACGCAGAATTAAAACAGCTTGAGATTGTGTCCCTTGCAATATTCAAACACTTCCCTGAGGTAAAGAAAGTCAAAGCGGGCTTGATGTTCCTGTTTGCCGATGACTTTATAAAGACTGCTTATTTAGCTGACTCACAAGAAGAACTGTGGGGCAGTTGGATTTCAGATGTTGGTCAATTGAAGGCTTCCGTAGAAAACGATATGTGGAACCCTAAACCCAACTTTACGTGTCGTGGCTGGTGTCCAGTCACATCTTGCGATCATAACGAAGGAGAGAGAAATGGCTAAAAAATTGAGTAGAGCAGAGAAGATTCGTCGCTTCCTTAACGCAAACCCCAACATGGCGTTGAAGGATGTTGCGGTCAAATTTGATACGACTTATCAGATTGTGTACATGGTTAGGAAGAACATGCCCAAGAAGGTCACGCTGACTGCGACCGAGGCAATGGTGGCCAGAAAGATTGGCGTATCTACAGCGGAGTACGCAAAGCAAAAAGTCAAATTGATGGGCCGCAAGCCGCGCCGCAAGCCAGTGGAGATGACTCCTATGCCGGAAGCTGGAGATGGGTTTGTTTACCGCTGGATCAACACCGATGCTTTGGACGAAGCCTCAAAAGATGCGTTGGCTTCTAAGCTAATCACAATGGAAGAGCCAGTATCTGACCCAGTGAACCACCCTGCCCATTACAAGACAGGTGGCATTGAGACCATCGATTTCATCGAAGCCAAGGAATTTAATTACAACATGGGTAACGCCGTGAAGTACATCAGCCGAGCCGAGCACAAGGGCAACAAACAGCAAGACTTAGAGAAAGCGATTTGGTATCTCAATCGTGAACTAAGCAGGAGTTGATATGTGGGATGTAGCGGTAACTGTATCTTTGATGCTGTTCGGTGCTTTTATTGCGTTGCTCTTTTGCGCTATGTTAATTTGGGTTTTGTACATATCACAGAATGGAGATAAAGATGAATGAAGAAAACGAAGCGTTCAATGAGATTGAGCAACAAGCCAAGCAGCGCAAGGAGGCGGTGAGAAAGTCTTTGAGTTTGGAGGAGGCGAGACAGCAAATCCAAGCCATGACACAAGACCGAGCAACACTGCTATCTATAAATCCATACCGTGATTTTGTGATTAACGAAGTGTTGCAACGCATCAAAGAACTGCGCCCTGCTGTCATGCCGTTGGAGAGTATGGGTAGAGGCAAAGCCACACATGAATGGTTTGATATTTTGGTAAAAGATATTGAGGAGATGAAGAAATGATTGAAGAAGACGATGACATTCAAGAATACAAGAAGCCGTGGGTAGGGCTGACGGTTGAAGAAATTGAGGCAATTGGCAAGTCTTATGAGGAAAAAGACAGAAGTATTCAGGATTGGGCGCTTTTTGCTTGCGCCATTGAAGCCAAACTCAAGGAGAAGAACACATGACACCAGAGCTACTCGGCTGGAAATGGGAGGACGCAAATGCTTAGAACAAAGCGTGAGATGACCAAGAACGGAAGAGGCGTATCCGCCAAATTAACACAGAGTGAGTACGACGAGTGGGTAAAGCTAGGCAAAGGTAAATGGCTAAGAGCGTTTTTAAAAGACAGCCAATTTGAAAGGAAACAAAATGTCAGAACTGATAGATTACGCCTATCCATTAATGATGGCAGAGCGGGCGTTGAAAAGAGCGCATGACTATTTGCTTGAAGAAGACTATATTCTTGCAATGGATCAACTTGAGAAAGCTGTTGTGGAAGTTCGCATAGCTAGAAATTCCGTAATTCACATAAAGGAGAAATCAGATGCCTTACACAAACAAACCCAGACCATATAAAAAAGAGTATGAACAACAAAAGGAAAGAGTCGAGTTGCCTGACCGAATGGAGCGCCAGCGAGCCAGACGAAAACTTGATGCCAAAGGCGTTGACCGTAGCGGAAAAGATGTTGCGCACGTCAAGGCTTTATCTAAAGGTGGATCAAACAAAGATGGGGTCAAACTTGAAGCCCCCAGCAAAAACCGATCCTTTAAACGAAACTCAGACTCATCAATGAAATAACACATGCAAGAATACACATGGCCGCGCCCTATGGGGTTTGAGCCTTTTGACCACCAACGAAAAACATCATCTTTTCTTATAGCTAACCACAGAGCTTTCTGTTTTAACGAGCAGGGTACAGGAAAGACTGCCTCAGTAATTTGGGGTGCTGATCAACTTATGAATGCGGGCATAGTCAAACGTGTTTTGATTGTTTGTCCACTGTCCATCATGCAATCCGCATGGCAGGCTGATCTCTTTAAGTTTGCCGTACACCGATCTGTCGATGTGGCGTATGGCGATGCCAAGAAGCGGGCAAAGATTGTGTTGAGTAAAGCCCAGTTCGTCATAATCAACTACGATGGGTTGACAACCATTGCAGACGAATTGCTGAACAACGACTGCTTTGATTTGGTAGTCATTGACGAGGCCAACGCTTACAAGAACGTCCAGACCAAACGCTGGAAGTTAATGCACAAGTTAGTCAGGCCCAATACACGGTTGTGGTTACTGACGGGCACACCTGCTTCTCAGTCTCCGCTTGATGCGTACGGGCTTGGTCGGTTATGCGCTCCACAGAAAGCACCAAGGTTTTTTGGTGACTACCGCGAATCAGTCATGCAACAGTTTAGTATGTATCGCTGGATACCGCGCCCCAATGCTGAGCAGATTGTGTTTGACATGCTCCAACCAGCCATTCGGTTTACCAAGGAAGAGTGCCTTGATTTGCCTGAGGTCATACACACAAGCCGCTACGCACCTCTGACACCATCCCAGCGCAAGTACTACAAGGAGCTTAAAGATCAGATGCTTCTTGAGGCGGCGGGCGAGGAGATCAGTTCGGTCAATGCAGCGGCAAAGATGAACAAGCTGTTGCAGATATCTTGTGGTGCTGTGTATAGCGACAGCGGGGCGGTCGTTCAGTTTGATGTATCTGATAGATTAAAAGCTGTTAAAGAAGTCATTGAAGAAGCCAGCCACAAAGTTCTTATCTTTGTACCTTTCAAGCACACGATAGCAATGCTCAACGAGTACCTCAAAAAAGAAGGCATTACTTGCGAGGTGATAAACGGTGACGTACCAGTACAAGCACGTACAAGGATATTTAAGAACTTCCAAGAAACCAAAGATCCAAGGGTGCTAATAATACAACCGCAAGCGGCGGCACACGGGGTTACCCTGACCGCTGCAAATGTTGTTATCTGGTACGCTCCGGTGACGTCCACAGAGACATATCTACAAGCCAACGCCCGCATCAATAGGCCCGGCCAACGTAACGCCATGACAATTGTGCACATTGAGGGAAGCCCCATTGAGCGCAAGCTGTACGCTATGTTGCAGAGTAATATAACGAACCACGAAAAAGTGGTCGATCTTTACAAAAAAGAATTGGCAGATACTTGACAAAGTCTAGTACAAGCCATATAATAAATCCCACAACAACAAATGGAGCTTTAAATGGAAGAGAGCATAGTCACCTCCGAATCAGTGGAGGACTTATCCACCGAGTACATAAAGATTCGCACAGAGCGCGAAGTACTCAAGGAAAAGTTTGATAACGAGGATAAAGTGTTTACCGATCAGCTTGATGAGATTGAAAACAAACTTGTGCAGATCATGCTGGCTGACAACACCACAAGCATGTCAACTGAAAAAACCATCATCATTAAGCGAGTAATGAAACGCTACAACCCAACAAACTGGGAAGCAGTCTATCGCCTTGTGGATAAATACAAAGCGTATGGCGTACTACACAAACGTATCCACGATACAAACATGAGAGATTTTCTGGAGGAACATCCAGACGAGTACCCTGAGGGTCTCAACGTCGATAGCCGTTACGCTGTCACTGTCAAACGCAAACCAGCATCAATCTAAGGAGAGAACCATGAACAATGTCACAACATTTAGAGACAACCTTCCAGCCCACTTGCAGAACGTAGAGTTGGATGATTTCACCAAAGCCTTCACCTCATCCGGTGGTAGCGTCAAGCGCATCACACTGCGCGGGCGTGTCTTCCGTCTGGTCGATGGCGGCAAGGAGATTGCCAAGAATACCGAAGCACATATGGACGTTGTGGTTGTCAGCGGTAGCAGGAGTGTGCAGAAGTCATACTACGCCGCCGAGTACAACGCCGAAGAGACTTCCATCCCTGACTGCTGGTCAAGCGATGGTGAGCGACCTGATGCAGATGTTGAGAACCCCCAAGCATCTATCTGTAAAGACTGCCCTCAAGCTATCAAAGGTGCAGGTGGCCCCGGTCGTGCGGCTTGCCGCTACTCATGGCGTCTAGGTGTTGTCCTACGCAACAACGTGGGCGGCGACATCTTTCAGTTGATCCTGCCACAGAAAAGTATCTTTGGCACGGGCGATGTTGACCACATGCCCTTCTTGCAATACGCCAAGTACGTTGCAGGTTCTGGCTACAACCTGAACATGCTGGCTACTCGCCTGACCTTTGATACCGACAGCGATTTCCCCAAGCTGGTGTTCAGCAACTCAGAGTTCCTTGATAAGCCGACATACCAGATAGCGTTAGCCCAAGGGCAGACGCAGGTTGCGGTCAATGCGGGCAAGATGAACTTCACCAAGAAGCAGGAAGCCCCCGCTATTCCTAGGC